TTTGAATAGGGATAAGCGTGGCATATGATATTTATCGCCAGCTAAATATACATGGAGAACAAAACATGGATGATTTAGCCCCAAGTACGCAATCTAATTCCGTAACAGAACGCAACAAAGTTTTTGACTATGTACGTCAAATGCTGGGTGACGGCATGATTGATGTAGAATTAGACCCTATACATTACGAAACTGCTTTGGATCGTGCGCTGAATCGTTACAGACAGCGCAGTCCCAACGCCGTGGAAGAAAGCTATTTGTTCTTAGAATTGATACAGGATCAAAATGAATATAGACTGCCCGATGAAGTTATTACTGTTAGACAAGTGTTTCGTAGAGCTATTGGCTCAAGAACTGGTATGGGTGCGGGTGGTACTCTTTTTGAGCCGTTTAACCTAGCTTATACCAACACCTACTTGATGTCAGGCAGCATGATGGGCGGACTAGCAACTTACGATGCGTTTGCTGGCTATCAAAAACTAGTGGGACGTATGTTTGGCAGTTACATTGAATTTTTATGGAAGCCAACCAGCCACTTGCTAGATATTTTGCAACGTCCATTTGCGCAGGGTGAGCAGATTCTTGTGCAAAGTTACAATTTCCGTCCAGACTGGGTGTTGTTACAAGATACCTATGCCAAGCAATGGTTAAAAGATTATACACTTGCCACCAGCAAACAAATGCTGGGACAAGCACGTAGCAAATTTGGATCCATTGCTGGTCCCGGATCACCAATAACCCTAAACGGTACAGCATTACTGGCCGAAGCAAAAGAAGAATTAACCAATCTAGATAAAGAATTGGAAACATTGATTGCTGGTGGAACTGGTTATTACTTCATAACTGGCTAACAAATATTTTGTCTGTATGGTAAAATTGTTATATACTATATGGACATCCAACACATATTTACTACACCTATTGGGGTGGATTTTTTATCAGTAGATAATCAAGCTCTAGAAAGTTTTTGCAGAAAAACTGTTGCCAATGTAGTGGGTCACCCAAATCAAAGCGGCCCATTAGATCTTACAATAGTTGAACTACAGCCGTTACTTGCCGAAATACAAAATAGATTAGATATCATGCATTCGGAACTGGGATTTAAGCCGGGTACAAAATTTAAAATTGCCAAAGGGTGGGCAAACATTAACAACTCTAACCCAATAGATCTTCCCCATTGCCACCCAGGCAGTGTCTTCAGTGCTGTATATTATGTGAAGGGTTCGGGTACTCCCGCAAATGGAAATATTGTGTTGTTGTCCCCGCTAGATACTGTTATCCAATATGCCATACCTGAGGAACACAAAGATTTTAATAATTTATTCAATTCGTGGCATTGCACAATTCCACCCGAAACTGGAAAATTAATTATTTTTCCTTCTTGGATCATGCACACCGTATCGGCCAATCGATTACCACAATCGGACAGAATATCGATTGCCGTAGATGCAATAATTGATTAACAAATATCTTGACCTTGTAATAAAACTGTTATATACTAGCAGTACTATTAGGGGGCTATATGATTATAGGTGTGTGTGGTTTTATTGGTTCTGGCAAAGATACTATTGCGGATTATCTTACCAACTTTCATGGTTTTCGTCGAGAATCGTTTGCTAACAGTCTCAAAGACGCAGTGGCTCAAGTATTTGGATGGGACCGAACCATGCTGGAAGGCCGCACAAAACAAGCTCGTGAATGGCGAGAGCAAGTGGATCCTTGGTGGAGCGAACGACTCAATATGCCCAACCTAACTCCGCGTTGGATCTTGCAATACTGGGGTACAGAGGTATGCCGCAAAGCATTTCATGATGATATTTGGATTGCCAGTTTAGAAAACAAACTACGCAACAGTCGGGACGATATTGTGATTTCAGACTGTCGTTTTCCTAACGAAATCAAATCAATCAAAAATGCAGGTGGCATTGTTGTTCGTGTTGTCCGAGGTCCTGAACCCGACTGGTACAATGATGCTGTAAACATGAACGAAGGTGATCGCAATCTGAGTTATGCCATCAGCAGTGAGCGTATGAAACGTAGTAAAATTCATGCCAGCGAAACGGCATGGGTTGGCACCAAGTTTGATGCAGTAATGGACAATAATAGTACCATTGATGAGTTATATGCTCAAGTACAAACACTTATAAATCCGGAACAAGACCCCCTTGACGCCATTTCACACCTTCTTTGTGAAGAGTCCTTTGGCAGTTTGCGCACACAGTTTTGAGATTTGTTGGGCGGCAATTGTTCAAGTCGCCGTCCACATGAAACACATTGAATACTTCCGGATGTGAACTACGGTATCCGCACTTGTCGCAACTTGACTTTACAACATAGCCTGCACTCATCCATCTGGGTTCTTTGACCCCGCGAACACACTGCCCACACTCTGATCTGTAGTAGGGTTTGTTATTTTTATAGTAGTTGATGGCTACTGGCGCTCGGCCACAGCCGCACAATGGTCTCATATTTTATTTAAGCCTTTTCAAGACCTTTCCATGGGTATATAACTGGCACAATTTGTTCAAAACCACTAAATACATACAAGAACATGTACTCATGGAGATAACACAATGGCTCAATTAAGTTCACCAGGCGTAAGCGTAACAGTAGTAGACGAAAGTTTCTATACCCCAGCGGCACCTGGTACCGTACCCCTAATAATCGTAGTATCAGAACAAGACAAAATGAACAGTGCTGGCACAGGCACTGCTCCAGGCACAACCAAAGCAAATGCGGGTAAAGTTTACCTATTAACAAGTCAAGCAGACTTGGGCGCAACATTTGGTACTCCTTACTTCCAAACTGATTCCAGCAACAATCCTGTCAATGCAGGCGAACTAAACGAATACGGTTTGCAAGCCGCATACAGTTTCCTAGGAGTTAGCAACCGTGCGTATGTAGTACGTGCAGATGTTGATACTAAACAATTGATCGCCGCCACCAGTGCGCCAACTGCTCCTCCAGCAAACGGCACATATTGGTTTGACGTAGCTGACACAAACTTTGGCGTATTCCAATGGAACGCAAGTGCGGCCACTGCAACAAACGGTCAAACATTCATTAATCAAAGCAGTGTTAACAACCTAACAGTTATTACAGATGCAAATTTACTAAGTGGTACAACACCACGCAACAGTTATGGTTCACTGGGCGACTACGCTGTTGTTGCTACAACTACACTAAACAAGTTGTGGTTGAAAAAGTTTCAAACAGACACTGCCGCTGGCACGTGGGTTGAAGTTGGAACCAGCACATGGTCAGCGGCCTGGCCAACAGTTACCAGCGGTTCAGTTACCAGCGGTTCAACTATCACTGGCACATTGATCATTAATGGTACAACTATCACTGGTTCAAGCACAAGTCCATCGGCATTCGCTGGTTTAATCAACACTGCCGCAATTTCTGGTGTCACAGCGGCCTATGTCAACAGCACAATACAACTTTATTCAACTGGTGTAAATGTCGTTGTATCTGGTACAGTAACTGGTACAAAACTAAGTCCAGGCACATACGGAATCGTAGCTGGCACATACATTGCTCCGCAGTTACAGATCAGTCCACACTTTGCAGTTCCATTGTATGGAACATATGACAGTTTCGTGGCTTATGGTTCAGCCAATGCTGGCCAAGTATCTGTCTACGGTGCTCCAACAGGTTCAGTATGGGTCAAGACAACTTCAGTTAACTTGGGTGCAAACTGGTTCGTTAAGAAATACAATGCAGATACTAGTACATGGATTACACAATCCACACAGCTATTTGCCAACAATCAGTCAGCAATGGCTTCATTGGATGCATCAGGTGGCGGTATTAATATCCCAGTTGGTGCAGTTTACGTCAAGTACAATGACGGTGAATATGCTAGTCCACTTTCTAACTTTAAGATTTATGGACGTACAGGTACTGGAGCTACAAACGTCAGTTCCAGCCCAATTACAGCAAGTACATTCCCAGCAGTTGCAACTGGTACAGCCAGTGCAAGTGGTATTGTCAGTAATGGTGCAACCACATTGGCCGCAGGCACAGTGTTTACACCAACAGGTACTGTAACAGGTACATACGCAGTTAACATGGTGTTGACTGGTACGGGTGTTACAGCTGGCACGACCATTAGCGCAGTTAATCAAGCAACTGCTATCACTGCCACAGTGAGTAATGTATTAACTGCCAGTGCTACCAGCTCAGTTACTGGTAACGTCACAATCAGTAACTTTGCTACATTTACATTGGCAGCAGGTATGCCAGTTTATATCACTGGTACAACAAGTCAAGGTATCAGTGCTGGTACATACTTTATCATTGGTAGTCCAACAAGTACAAGTATCCAGTTGTCAGCAACCAAGGGTGGTGTGGCAATTACAACCACTGCTGGGGTATTGTCAGGCTTGACATTTACACTAGGTGTATTGAACGTTACAGCGGTAACTGGCACACTAAGCGTTGGACAAGTGCTCAGCGGTGGTAGTGTAACAGCTGGCACATACATCAATGCATTGATCAGTGGCGCAGGTGGCGCAGGCACATACGCAGTCAACCAAAGTGCTACTGGTAGTCCAACAACTGCCACAAGTTACACAGTTAGCACAAGTCAGTTGGTATCCAGCCCAGTCACAGTTACTGGTACAAGTTACACAAGTGTATACAGCTTTACAATTGCTCAAAGCCAAATTGGTTCTACAGCATTGACAACCCCAGTAACAGTATCGTTCAATGCAACTTCTGCAACTACTGATGCACAGTTGTTCTTAACAGCATTTAGTGCCGCAGTAACTGATCCTAAGATCACTGCTACATTAAACACAACTACAAATGTA